AGTAAACCGTTGTTCCATACCCATTCTTTACCTTCCATAATACCTTCAACGAAGGCTTGAGGTGCAGAAGGGTCTGCAACAATATCTGCCGCAGTGGCAAGATAAAAATCATCTTTCACATAATTCGCACCACTTCTAGATTCGATAGACCCCATGCCTCTTGAAGAGACCCCAAGTTTACCACCATCTTTAATTAGTGCTTTCGCAATTTCCCCCATTGGAGTAGAGAGCAATTTCGCCTCGCCAATAAAGTTCTTTCCATCCGCTTCCAGTTTTGTAATCATATGCGATACCCTGTCAAGATTGACAGTAGGGCCTTCTGGATGACCCAGTTCCCCAAACGCACGACCTTCAGCAACAAATTCTTTGTTATAACGAGTGACTTCCTTTTGAAGCACACCCATTGGGTAGACACGACCATTACGGTTTTTCATGTCTGCCTGCATGAAGATTCCACGAATCTTCATATCCTTGTTACCATCGTCCTTTTCTTCAACGATGTATTCTACTTCTTGTATCTGTTCTGCAATAAGTTTCATTAGACTTCTCTTTTACATTACCGTTAATACTTCACGTTCAAAGTAGTCCATGAGTTGTTTTTCGGGAACCCTATACTTCTTTGCAACGCTTGTAATTGTTTTGTCGAAAGTATTTAGGAAGTCTGAAGGCTTAGCGTCCAATTCTGCGAAGATATCGTCCACAGCCTTCTTCATCTTAGGAGATAACTTCTTATACTCCTTAGATGATTTATGTTCATCTTTCTCTGGCAACTCACGTTTGAGTTCTGAAAGAGTCTTACTCACTGTCTTCCTCATCTACTTGTGGAATATGGTGAGTTACAAAAGTATTTGCAACTTCCATTCTTTTTGTTTCTAAAGCATCTCCAACCTTTTGAGAGAGTGCCGTATTAAAGTGTGTCTCCGCCTCTAGGTTGTCACCAGATGCAATTGCATCAACGAAATTTCTTACGTTATCCATTATTTATCTCCTTTTGTGGGATCGTTTTGTGCAAACATGCCGTCATCTGCACCCATATCATCCATACCACCTTCATCTTTGATTTGATTGTCGATATCTTCAATCTCATCATCAGTCATTCTAAGAACATGTTTCTTGACATATTCTTTAGAGAAGTATGTTCCAACATAGGATTCAATCTGGCCTAACATATCTAGTCGTTCTCTCAGAATCTCTGCATTCTTCAACTCTGTGAAGTATCCGTCCTGTAGGAAGTCGAACTGAATATGTTCTTTGATTGTATGCCATTCTTCTTCTGCAATGACACCCTTCAACACCAACTGTGTCTTCAACATGTCTGCAAACATAATTGAGAACTTCTTACGAAGTCTCTGAACGAACTTAGTAAACTTGAGTTCGTCACGAGTAATATTATCTGAACGTCCAATTTGGAAACCAGACTCTTCTGCAAGTCTAGATACTGGAACGTTCAATGAACGATACAACTTCTTCTGGAAGTATGTAATGTCATCAATCTCGCCTAGGTTTGAACCGCCAGGCAAGGTTGTGATTTCTGTTCCTCTACCACCTTCTCTACGAGGCAACCAGAAGTCTTCCAACATAGACATGTGGTTTCTATCATCTCTGATTTCGCCAGTTCTTGCATCGTATACCATCTTGTTACGGTAGCGATTCATTACGTCTTTGAGGTAAGATTCTGCCTTCATCTTAGGCAAGTTACCAACGTCAATGTAGAAAATTCTACGCTCAGGCGCACGAGAGATACGGTAGATTACCAACGCATCCTCAATCATACGCAACTGATTGACAGGTTTGATTGCTTTGTGTAGGTGTGATAATACTGTCCCCTTGGCCATATCAACCAATCCAGAAGGACAATATGTAATAGAATCTGAGGTTACACGCACACCCTGTGCGGTTCCTGTATTTTGATCGAGTCCCTTGTCGTTGTAAAGATAGAAATCTTCAAAACCAACAACAACATCCATCCCTGTTTTTGGGTCTTGCTCTTTTTTCGTTTCACGAACCTTCTTGATTTTGCGAGGGTCAATGTAACGAACTTCCTTCAGTCCCTTACGAGGATGTTTTGGGTCGATAAGTTTGTGATAATAGAGTCTACCATCTACATACCAACGTCTGAAGATATCGTGTCCCTTTTGATTGAAATCCAATAGACGTAGGACTTCATTAAATTCTTCACGAATCTTGCCTTTGATGTTAGGGGATAGATCTAATCTGTCAAGTGAAATGGATACTGCTTGATCTCTGTCATCCGAAACAATAGATTCGTTGACAATATCTTCAATAGCACTATCACATTCTGGTTGTTGTGCGATATCACGATATCTGCGAATTAAGTCTGCTTCATTCCTGTCACGACCATCCATGTCAAGAACAGACGCATAATGGCCGCCACCCGATACAACATCGAGTGTGCCATCATCAGTAGAAGGGGCAGTGAATCCATCACTACCCTTTCCCTGATTCGCCCTTGTGATTCTGAAACCAAAAAGTTCCGCCATACTATAAGTCTCCTAAGTTTTACCCTACTATTTAGTAGGTTTGTAAAACTGGATTAGACAGCACTTGGTGTGAATGAAGTGTATCTCCATGTCACATCAAAGGTTTCAATATCACTTACTGTGTCATAAGACAACTCAATCGGCGTTACCGCAGTTGGCCAACAGTTCTTAAGAACATATGACTTAAGAATGTTATCATCTCTGTCGAGTTGCTCAACTGTCAACTGTGCAGTATAATCTGCAACATTTGCAAGTCCAGTGTTCTCATCAAGATCGTTGATACCATTCATCCAACGTTCCATTGCGTTACGAACCATAAAGTCCGTATCGTTAATGATGGTTGTAGTCCATGTTTCAAACGTTCTGTCACCAGCGAGGTAAAGTTGACGCCCTCTGAATTGAACTTCAATTTCAGAAATTGTCTGCCCTGGCAACGATGTTGCCTTAACCAAGAATGATGCACGATTGATATCAAGTCCAGTAGCAATTGCTGGAGGAGTTGACATAATCACACGGTATTGGTTAGCACGAGCGCCACCGCCGATAAGGTTTGATTTAAAATCGTCAATACTAGCCATTTTTTATCTCCTTATCCGCCAATCTCACTGAAAGAAACACCAGTTCTAACAGCAATAAAGTTAAGTGTAATGAAGTTGATTGAACGAGCAGGTTTGATGTAGATATCTGCAACAAACTCATTTCTGTCAATTACTTCACCTGTGTTATTAGTTTCGTCTGCAACAACAGAGAAATCTGTAATACCACGTCTGCCTTGAACGTCACGAAGGAACGGTTCAACCAAGTTTCTGAACTGTGCCTGAGTGAACGCATCGTTGAACTCAAACAACTGGAACTTAGCAGCAGTTGCAATCGCCTTCTCAAGGACAATGAATAGACGGCGCACGTTGATTCTGTCGAATGCAGAAGGACGTGATAGAGCAGTCTTATCACCGAAGAGAACTGTTCCTTGGCCTGGGAATGTAACAACAGGGTTGATACGAGCAGGGTAAAGAATATCTCTTTGTGACTTAGTTGGGTTGAATGCAAGTTTAACTGCACCACGAATCTGTCCACGATTGTAACCCGCTGGTGAGAACCAAGGGTCAGCAACGTTGTCAGTATTTGCGGCAAGTCCAGCAATATCACCGTTCAATGGAACGTAACGATATACATCGTTATACTTGTCATACATGTATTTGTAACCAGAGTCAAACACTGCGTAAGAAGAACTTGCGAGGTTGTCGAAGAATCCTTTTACGTTTGTAGTCTGTGCAGCACCAGTAGTTACACCAACAACATCTGCTCTACGAGGAGAGATGAAACCAACACAATCTTTGCGAAGTTCACAAAGGTCGATGATTTTAGTTGCGTGTGTAATACCGTCTGTTCCAGCAGGAGCAGGGCCTGCCATGACTAGGTTTACATCAACTGTTTCTGAGTCTGAGAACAAGTCATATGCGAATGCAAGTTCACCTTGTGACATTGCATCGTCTGTTCCACCAGATAGTGTATCAGTTAGAACACCACCGACACCCACTACAGATGTGTATGAACTACCAGATGTAAGATCAGAACCAGCGTCAGTTAATGATGTTGGGTGATCCATCCAACGAACATAAACAGAACCAGTGTTGATTACGTTTGCGTAGAAGTTTGTTCCACCTTGTGCAGTCTTAGAAGATGCAGCCTGAGATACGAATGCGAATGTCTCTAGAACAGAAGTAGTTCTCTGTCCAGCGATATCGTTATCGAATCCACTAATTGCACCAGTTGTATCATAAACAACAACATGCATTTCGTCTGCACTTACACCTTTTGAAGTTGCCCAAGTCGAGGTGCCTGGAGCAGCATCAAACAAGTCATAGAACTTCCAACGTCTGCGAATTGCAGTATCGTCTGCGATTACAGATTTAATACCACCACCGTTAGGGTTGTCTAGTTGACGAACTGTTAGGTCGTTAGTTGCGATTGCAGTAACTTCATACTGTGAACCGTCTGCTTCTTGGAAGTATACGATATCACCCACTGCGAACTCTGTTCCGTCATCAACAGTAACAGTAGTGTCGCCGACTGCCAAAGCACCATCAGTCAATGATGTTGTGGTTTCTTCATATGCGTCTGCGTTTGCACAAATTGAAACTCCGATTGCGTTACCCCATGTGCCTGGGAATTTTGCAGCCCAAGAACCGACTGAGCCGGAACCGTCTGCATAATTATTATCGTAATCGGTATCGTTTTTAATCTTCAAACCAGAACCGTCTGCTGTAGCGTTTACCGAATCTGTATCGGCACGAACTACACGAAGAGCGTTTCCGTATTGAAGGAAGTTGGCGGCAGTGAACCATGTCTCAAAGTTAGTTGAGTTAGGTTTACCAAAGATTGATACCAGTTCTTGCTCTGAACCAATTGGAACGATTTCTTCTACTGGGCCCTGAAAGAACTCACCAGCAATCGCACCAATAGAGGTTGCCACAGCAGGAACAACATTGGTCAAATCAATCTCTTTGACTAGCACGCCAGGGGATACTTGAAATGCCATCTCTATTTCTCCTTTATGGATTTAATAATCTAAGTTTCCTCAAATTTACACTTATATTTATAAAAAGGAACTTCTTCAGTATTGGTTTTTATAGGTCAAGCGGCACATAAATAGTTCCATGTCAGAACATTATCAGAAATACAAGGATACTATTAGGAAAGTATCCCAAAGAAACTACAGAAAACGCAAGATATGGGTTAATGAATACCTTGGCGATAAGATGTGTAGTTACTGTGGTGAATCTGAAACCGCTTGTCTCCAGTTTTATCCTCACGAAAAGGATATAAGAAAACTAACTAAAAGGAAAGGGTTGAACGAAGAATCTAGGACAGAAGTTCTCAAATTAATCCGAGATTCCAAAGTCGTTTGTGCCAACTGTTACCTTAAGTTAGAAAATGATATTATTGATATTATGTAGGGTTTTAAAGATTTCTACCAATCTGAATCATATGAACGAACTACTGGACTCCACCGTTGTCCATACTCATCAATAATAGTCTCACCGTAATCATTGACACCATCGACAATAAAACCAAAAGGAGCCATGTCCTGTTCTAGTTGGTTCTGTTGTTCTGCAAACATTCTAGCACGAATGTCATCATCTGTCAACTCTTTAAAGTAAGTTTGTTGAATCATCCATGCGAATAGAACACAACACATTGCTAAGTCATCTGTGTGTCCGTCTTCTGCCTCAAAGGATTGTCCCTTTTGGATGAAGGTTGAGAACTCATTAATCAAGTCATAGTCTTGAATAATAAGTTTGTGGGTTTCTATAATTTGTTTAAGGTTAGAGGTTCCAAGTGCCTTGACTGCCTTAGTTGTTCTCACACCAAGTTGTGCCTTACCACCAGAGAATCCACCACCCAATACTTGCCCCGCACGCCCACGCATGGAGGCCATAATAAGGTTCTCATACTCCAAGTCGAACTGTAGTGCAGATGCAACTTGTTCACCAATATCGTTGACTTCCACTAGAACATATGCCTGATTGTATGCTCTTGCAACATCGTGTATAATGTTGGGGAAAAGTAGAGGTTTGATTTCGTTGTTACGATACTTTGCAACAATACGGTATGGCACTGTAGAGATATCGAATACGATGAATGCAGAGAAGTCGTTCTGAGTTCCCCTTGCAACGTCACATACGATAGAATACATTGCGCCCTCTTTGGGGGTTT